ATAGCATTTAAATTATTACGTTTCCAGAACCAGCAAGCACTTAGTACTGCATACTCTGGGTGTGCTACTAAATCTGGTTCTTCAACTAAATGGTCATCACCAAATAATTCTCTACTGCAATGTAAGTAGTTGTCCTTGCCAGTTAGTTGAACTAGTCCGCGACCATGGTATTTCCAACCATCGCCAGATGATTCTGGACCATTGCCCATACGATTACCATATACTCGGTTAGCAATCATCTCTGGTTTACGCTGGTAAGGCATAGCTTGGTCTTCGGATAAGAAATACTTGTGGAATGTGCCAACTAATCCTTTAGCACTATAGTTCAAGTTTTCTTGTAAAATTGTAAATTGAGCACTTTCGTGAGCACACTGACTAACAAACCCAGCTACTCTAGCTGGTGTGTTAATTTCAAATGATGGTAAGTGTGTGTTCAAAGCATTGAACCATACATCTGGTTGTTTGTTGTTTGGTATGCAACGAGCTAATTTTTCTACTGTAAAATCAAAATCAAACATGGTTTTCTCCAATATTTTCTATTTATCTAAGAATGTTTGGGCGTACTGTTCGCATTTGCCCCTTATTTCTTTATTCTTAGTTTCCATTAAATTAAATTCTCTTTGATCCTCGTCCTGAGTAGGATCAATAAATCCGCAATATACTTTACGTACTATGCTTTTATTAATTAAATCTGTGCAACTAATACCATAACGTTCATCCATATGTTCACTACATGGGCTACACGTTGTTATAATAATGCTACCTTGAGGAATTTCTCCGTAACGCTTGTTGTACAAATCCATTGCTACATGTTCAGCATGTTTTCTTGTACCATCTTTTGCTGGAAGATTAATTCCCATAACTTTGTTATTGTTAGGGTCTAAAACACAAGCCGCAACCATGCCATAATGCTGTGGGTCTTTTTGTTGTCCAGCTTCAACCAAGCCACAAAGTTCGTTTAATATATTATCTAACTTTGCGTAGTTACGTATTTCGTAATCACCTGATGATAGTTCTCTTAATTTCATAAAGGTTTCTCACCAGTCATATAAGGTAAACTAAACCATAATTTAAACCACTCAGGTGTGCCTGGTTTAATATTATGCTGTTTCATTAATTCACCCTTGTTATTTCCAGTAGCACTTATGTTGCTACCTTGCATACCTTTGTATTCTTGTAAGCGGGCATGTGAACCTAATCCTGCTAAGTGTTGTAATGCTTTTAACTCGTGTATAGGATCACTTGGGTCCAGATGACAATCGTCTGGACTATCTTGATTTAAATGTTCAGTGGTAATTCTGTATTGTTTCATGCTAATCTAAATGCCTTTAAATTTTTGCCAGGGGTACTGGCATTTACATCAGCAGTTGAATTTTGTTTTGTAATAATACCAACTCCGGCAGCTTCCTCGGCAGTTGCAAGATCCTTTTTCTTTGACGTTTTTTCTTTTGGCTTATTAAATTCTGCCATACGTGCTTGCGCCTTATGCATTAAGTCACGTACTTGTTCGTCACTTAATTCAGAATTCATTGCATCACGCCATACAGCAAATTGCATTTGATCATTGGGCATATTAGCATACTCTGGATTTTCAGCTTTAAATCCTTCAGGATCCATAAGTGCTTTACGCATAGGAGTGGCACGTGGTCCTTCTTCATCTTTGCTTGGATCATTAGTTTCTTGACGTGCTATAACACGTAAGTTATCAAATTTAAATGGAATATTACCTGCTTTATCGGGCCTGCCATTATAATTTAGTACATATCCAAGCGCGGCCTTTTGATCCACACCTACAACTACAGTAACATCAGTATAGCCGTGTTGATTAAGTTTAGTTAATACCCTTGTTAAATCGGGCATTTCGTCTGTGGCAGTTTGGAAAATATGTCCGTGTTTAGGAAATACTTTTTTGTAAATTTCTAATTTTTCTTCAGGAGTAATTGGATCATCTTTGCCAAAACTTCTGCTAACAACAAAGTAAGGATCTGCATTGTCTTCTTTGGCTTGTGTAATTACACTACTGGCCAAAAACATATGGCCTTTGTGCCCCATACCACGGCCCCAACCCAATACAGCACTTTTGCCCTCGCCAGTGCGTTCAATGTTTTCTCTTAATAGTTCTCTTAAACGCATTAGTCTTTCCTTGGAGCCCAATTAGCTTGGTCAATAGTTTTAACAAACTGTCCAGGTAAATCATTTTTAAATTCGCCACCTGGGTGTGCTTGTACATAACCTTCTGGTTTTGTTTGCTTAATGCCGCTGTGTGTACCAGCATTTAACGCATTAATTAATTTCATTTTTTCTCTGCTAATTAGTTCTACAGCAGTTAGTACAGTAGTCAATCCTGGATGTGTTAACACTTTTTGTGCTTGTGTAGCACTTAAATTAGTTTTAACCCAATCTTCAAATTTATCTTTAGCACCTTCAACACGTAAATTTTCATTGTAGAATTTGTATAGTATATCACCAGGTTTACTTAATCCAGGTTGTCCAGCAACAAAACTATCAATGTTACTGGAGTTTTGATCAATGTAGTTTGCAACTTCGTCTAAACCTTTTTCATCAAAGCCTGGTGCTTCTTCAACATAGGTTGTACCTTGTACAATAATTTCTGGTGTTGAAAGTTTTTCAGCTTCTGGATAACGGGTCTCGTCACCACTACCTAGTTTTTCATAAAAGCCTGTGGCAGCAACCATAACTTTAGCTTTGCTAATACGCTGTCCTAGTTCACTTGTTGCTGGAATATGGAAACTTGTTATATTTGGTTTAAAATCATAATCGCCTGTGTCTTTATTAAGTACAGCAGGTTGTCCTGGGAAGAATAAAATGCCACCTTCAATAAATCCACTTTCTGGACTGATGCTTTCAAAGTAAGGCCATAGTGCGGCCATCTGATTAGCAAAGCCTTGACGCTGTGCTTCTTTACCAGGTTCAGTTTTGCCAGTGCTTAAAATAAAATTCTTAATATCTTCAGCACTGGTCATTAGTGTATTAACACCGTCTTTAGTTTCTGTTTTACCACGCTTTAAATATTCCCAAGCATTTTTAGGAATAAGCATAAAACGTCCTTGCTCGTCCTTGCCCCAATATACAACAGGACTACCGTCCCATTTCAACTCAATGTTACCACCTTGTTCACCCATGTGACGCAAACGTTCAATAGCATGTTTTCCACCATTGCTTCCATTAGTAAAGACTAAATCTTCAATGTGTTGATACTTGCGTCCTACTTTAGGTGCGGCAGCTTCAAAAAGTTCTCTTAATCTCACGACAACATCCTTTTCATTTTACTAAACCATTCGTTAGTTCCTACTGTAGGAGTTGCCGCTTGCCAACTTGCTGAACTACGGGCTTTGTCAAATATTTCGTTACGTTTTGCCTCGTCTGGTATTGCGGCTAAAATAGATTCAACACTACCTAAACTATCTGCATTTGCATTATTACCTAACAAAAACTTTGCAATTTCATCTAAGTCATCACTTAAGAAATCTGCTTTCTTTCCTTCTTCGTCTCTTTTATAAAGTCCTTCGTCTGGACTCCATAACAAGCCTTGACTAGTTGCAAGACTATTCATCATCATTTGCTTGTTAACACCTTTGTATGGACTACCAGCAGGAATTTTATGACGATGAAAAGCGGCAACTTTTTCTGCCTTACGTACTACTTTAATATCCACTTGATGAAATTTATCTTGGAATGGCAACAGTATATGTACTGTAACACCTGCTTTGTGTGTTTTAATGCCTTTTGCTTTTAAGTAATCGTCAAGTGCTTGTCTAGCGGCTTTGTCTTCATCAGCAAGTTTTTTCATTTTTGGAATATCAAAAAACTTTTTAACTAGATCCATATCAGTCATTACGTCTAAATCACCACTCATTTTTCCAGGAGTAGGTGTTGCCGCACTACCAATAAGGTGTACTTTTAAACCAGTACCTTGTAGTAGTCTGTCAGTAGCTTGATCTAATTCATGAGCTATAGCTTGATCAAAAGGCTCTGATTCAGGCCAAATATTTCCGCCCTCTAAAAGATTCATTTATAAAGCCCTTCTCTCATGTTTTTTAATTCTTGTTCGTGAATTTTTTTACAAATCTTATCACACATTTCTTCGTCTAATTCATCTTCTAATTCTCTGACTGGAAATTCTTTCTTATACATTTCATAAGATTTTAACACAGCAGGTTTGAATACTCTATGCCCAAATGTTTTACCTGATTTGAATGTTTTGTGACACGCATGTACGATTGGGAAAAAGTTGTTTCTATATACATCGTCATTGTTATGCATATAGTAGATCAAGTCGTCATCAAGGTCAAACGCCTTTTCTTCTTTGTGATCAACCCCATGTGGATCGTTATTGAATAATTCATTTATTTTCATTATACTATACCCTAGGTGGCTTTAACAGCCATAATAATTCCCTGTTCTAATATTTATCGATATTAGCTTTTAGGGTGATTGATTAATTATTGACAGAATCGTGTATAACAGTGTCAATTCTGCTGATTTCACTGCCTAAAAACATCTTAACTAGTGTAAGACAGTGTTCGTCTTTGACATAGAAATAACTGCCTCCCCAACTATGTCCTCTTGAAAGTTCTTCAATAGTTTTCTTTGTTAGTCGGACTTTGTTGGTTTTTTGGGCCCATGTGATAAAGTTATCATAACTATTTCTAGTTCTGCCCATGGTAACTTTAAACCCGTAATCTATCTTAGGCAAGTATACGCAATTTGGAGTTAGTGGGTTATTAGTGTCAGGCATACTTATATACTTGACACGATCTCTATCAATGTTTGATAGTAGTTTAATATCTTTGGAATCGTTAGTGTAAAAATTGATTATTGGATGCTCAACTCTAATATCGTAGTTTTGCATCTTATGAAGAGTCCCCAGTAGATCCAAACAAAACTTTAGATCAGCTGGGGTTCTTAATTTACTCCATAATGGAGATGCTAATGGCAATTCATTTTTATCAATTAGTGATAATTTAGTTCCTGCAAAGGCTAAATTACCACCTCTGAACCAACTGGCAACAGGACATACCAGTGCTATTTTGTACTGGTACTTGTCTAAAAATAATTTTTTAGTTACCTTGGTCGGTATTTTCCTGTTGTAGTATTTCATATTTTAGTTGTTTTACAACTTTACTTAGCTTCAATTCTCCATCAGCTTTATCAATATTTACAGTGCCACCGTCTTTTAGTTCGCCAAATAGCATCATACGACTCAATGGACGCTTGATTTCTTTGTCAATTACACGTTGTAAAGGACGAGCACCCATCTTAGCGTCAAAGCCTTTTTCAATTAAGTGATCAACAGCATCATCGGTAATTTTAATTTTGATGCCCTTTTCCTTAACTTGAGCTTTAAGTTCAGTTATAAACTTACCAACAATTTTAATCATTGTTACTTTGCTTAGTTTCTTAAATGTAACCACAGCATCTAAACGGTTTCTAAACTCTGGAGCAAAGAACTTCTTAAGTTCTTTATCTTCATAATCTTTCTCTTGAGTACCAAAACCAATTTGATTTTTGTCTGCATCTGCGGCACCAGCATTTGTAGTAAGAATTAAAATAACATTCCTACAATCTGCTTTTTTACCGTTACTACCTGTAATAAATCCGTTATCCATCATTTGCAACAAAATAGTACTAACATCAGGATGTGATTTTTCAATTTCATCAAATAGCAATACACAGTTAGGTGCTTCTTGAATTTGTGTAATTAACAAGCCAGCATTTTCCTCAAAGCCAACATAACCTGGAGGGCTACCAATTAATTTACTTACACTATGTTTTTCTTGATATTCACTCATATCAAAACGTAGCAACTTAACACCTAAGTGTTTGCTCAATGCTTTAGCGGTTTCAGTTTTACCTGTACCAGTTGGACCCATAAACACAAACGATCCAATAGGTTTGTTTTCAGATTTAAGTCCTGCACGGGCAACTAGAATTTTATCTACAATCTCAGTAAGCGCCATGTCTTGTCCGTACACTTCAGCTTGTAACTGATTTTCAAGAGTTGACAAGTTACTTGATTCTGTTTCAGCAATTTGTTCTGCAGGCATTTGAACCATTTGTGCTAATTCATATTGAATTTCACTTTCACCTACAATTCGTTCTTCTACTAGTTTTAAATTAAAACGTGAGCAAGCACAATCAATTAAATCAATTGCCTTATCTGGTAATTTTTTATCACTTTGATATTTGACACTAAGTTTAATTGCGGCTTGTAAAGCCTCTTCTTTAATTTTAATTTTATGAAACTGTTCGTAGTATTTTTTAATACCTTTAAGGATTTTAAGAGCTGTTTCATTATCTGGCTCGTCAACTGTAATGCGTTGGAAACGGCGCATGAGCGCACGATCCTTTTCAAAGTGCTTACGGAATTCTTCCCATGTAGTACTTGCTACAACTTTAATGGTGCCTTTAGATAAAGCAGGCTTCATCATATTGCTCAAGTCGTTAGCACTATTACCTGCTGATCCTGCACCACTCATCATGTGTGCTTCGTCAATAAACAAAATTGCTTTTTTGTTTTGTAGTCCTTTGAGAACCATTTTAAAACGTTCTTCAAAATCACCACGATATTTACTGCCAGCAAGCATAGCACTGATATCTAAGTTATAAACTGTGTAATCTTTTAGGAAATCTGGAATAGCACCGTTAACAATGTTCCAAGCAAGTCCTTCTGCAATAGCAGTTTTACCTACACCTGGGTCACCAACTAGCAACACGTTGCTTTTGTTCCTACGTCCCATTGCCAATGCGACATTTTCTAACTCTGTAATACGACCAATAACTGGATCAATTTTACCCTTCTTAACTTGGTCATTTAAGTTTGTAGTAAATCCCTTCAATGCTCTATCGCTTTGTGTATCGTGTCCACTGCTTTCTTCCTCTTCGCCGTCCATCTCGTTGTTTAAGTAATCAGCGAATTTTTCTTTTTGGATGTCTGCTTGTTGGATGTAATACAATGCCCAACTACGTTTCTCACCCATCATAGCAAGGAATACATCAGTAGGTTCAATTTGTTGACGTCCATTAAACAATACCTGCGTAAATGCACGATTCAATACACGTTCTACCGCTTGTGTTTTTTTAGGTTTAATATCAGTTTCTTTAGTAAAAATATCATCTAATTTGGATTTTAGATAATGTTCAAGATTCTTTTTAATATAATCTGGATCAGCGCCATATCCCTGAACACAGTTGTAGAAACTTTCTTCACAGAACATTGCAAATAGCAAATGCTCAATAGTCAAGTATTCATGTTGAAGTTTTTTAGCTACATCGATAGCTTTTTCAAAAACTAATTTTAAATTTTCACTGGGTTCAACCATTTAGCTTCCTTTGTTTTTTCCGTGCCATTTGTAATTTTAAATCACTTACGTATTCTGTAAATGTTATCCCGTCTAAATGATCCAACTCATGTTGGAAACATCTAGCATCTAGGCCTTCAAGTTCTATTATACATTGTTTTCCCGTGTTGTCAAGATAAGCGGCAGTAATTTTATTATCTCGTTTAACTTTGAGCCACAAGTTTGGAAAACTTAAACAACCTTCTTCGCCTTCCATCTTATCATTGTCGCCAAACATAATCCATGGATTGAAACATCCAATCTCTCGACCATCTGTTAATTTCATAACAAATACTCTGCGTAATAAGCCAACTTGATTTCCAGCTAAGCCAATAGCGTTACTAGCTCGCATTAGTTCTAACATTTCTCTTTCTATAACAGCCGCATTAACATGGTTTTCAAAATCCCAACGTTCTGCTTTTTGTTTAAGGATTGGGTCATCCTCTGCTAGTAATTTCCACATCTAGTTGTCTCAGTTTTTCTATTAGTATTGGATCAGTAATCTCTGGTATAGCAACTTTGATTATAATAATAAAATTACCTACCCTGCCAGTTCTAGAATTTCTAAAACCATTTCCAGAACTTACAAATTCAGCATCATGCTCAATTCCTGGCCTAATTTTAATTTGTAGTGTTCTATCATCAATTGTTTTAACTTGCTGAGTACTTCCTATCATTGCGTCAAAAGCACTAATTCTAAGTGTAGTACACAAATCGTCACCACGTCTAAAATATTCAGAATCAGGCTCAACTAGTACTGTAACATTCAAATGCCCTCTAGGAACATTTGGGAATGAGTCATCACCTAAGCCATTGTATCTAATTGTTTGGCCATGCTCTATACCTGGTGGTATATTGATAACTGAATTTTCCTGTTTACCAGATGGCATTCTGTATGCGGCTTGCAGTTCCTTGCCGAGGAAACTATCCTTTAATGTAATTGTACATTGGATATTTAAATCTCGATTTCTTTGTACTTGATGTCCATGCGGGTTACCAAAACCTGATCCAAAGTGGAAACCAAACTGATTAAAGATATTAGCCATATCATCAAACCCACCAAATGGATGTTGACCTTGATTAAAATGAAATGAGTGTCCAGCTTGTTGTTGATCGTATTGTTGACGTTTTTGTGGATCACTGAGTGTGTCGTATGCTACACTAATATCTTTAAATATTGCCTGATCACCGCCTTTGTCAGGATGGTGCTGATTAGCCAACTTTCTGTAGGCTTTTTTAATTTCGTCTTGGGAGGCGTTTTGGCCAACGCCGAGTATATCGTAAAAAGTCGTCATACTGTAATTATACAATATGACGACCTAAATGTCAACTATTTGATTTTAGATTGAAGGACGTTTAATGCCCATTGGAGCTATTGGTGCTGTTGAGCTGACTGGGTCAGGCGCATTTGCTCCAAATCCTCCGCTTGGTGGGATCGCTCCAAACGTTGATGCTCCAGTGCTTGGACTGCTACCACCGCCTGTTGAAATATTAGTTGCTCCCCAGCTTGGTGTTGGGTTAACTGTTGTTGAAGGTGTGCCTCCAAACCCGCCTCCGCCAAAGCTACTTGTGGCAGGTGCGCTGAATCCTGGCGCAGGTGTGCTAGGCGCTGTAAAGTTGCTTGATGGTACTTGTGCTCCGCCATTATTTGCTCCGTTAAGTTTTTCTTGTGTACGACCAAATGCCGCAATACCAAGAACTGCACCCATAGCAATATGGAATAAACCAGCACCCTGTAAGGTCAATGGATTCCATTGTGTAATTTGTGTATGGGTAAATGTTTGTAATAAACTCCATAGAATTGGAAATACAACCATGTCCATCATACAGACAACCATGTACATCCAACCCATCATTGGACGCCATTTTGAATTCATCCAATCTTCTTTCTTTTGTTCGCTCTCGCTCTTAACTTCTTCGCTCATTTGTCGCTCCTAATTGTTTATTTCTTAGCAATCATGCTTTGAATTTTTTCTTGAATTATTTTAGCCCAAAATGGCTGTGGAAAATTCCAACCTACAAATGCTCCTACTGCTACCCAAAATAATGTATCTAACATATTGATCTCCTTAGAACCAAAGAAATAAGCCGTTTAGACTTAATAGTACTCCAACTCCTGCTACAGCAAAACTGCCCCAGAACATGGCCATACTAACAGCTAAAATACTTGCTGATAGTACAACAATAGCCAATTGGTATGCTGTACTTGCATATCCAATCCATGGGCTAGATTTTTTAGCTTCTTCACGTGCGGCTTCCATAGCACGAGCCTTTTCAGCAATTTCTTTCTTGTCGCTGTCCATGCGTTCTTTCTCAGCCATGAAATCTGCTTTTAGTTTTGGATCATTAGTTGTTTTAGCGGCAATTTCATAGCTAACGCCACGACCTGCTTTGGCTTGATACTGTGCCCATGTGTTGTTAGCACCTAGTGTATTGTTTAATACTGTGCTACCTAACTTACCACCATACCATGCGTTAACTGCTAGTAACAAAGCAAAGATACTGATAACCATACCTGCTTTGTCTTTTAATTTTGCTTCACGTTCGCTACGTGATCCAACCGGAGGCTTAGGTGCGTCTAGATCTTTTGGTTGTTTGTTGATTAGATTTAATACTGAATCTATTAATGCCATTTTTCGCTCCTACGTAATAATATTATTTAACGCTTTCAAATATTTTCTTTTGGCTGTTATACCACTCTATCCAAGCATTATATTTTTCTCTAAGCTCATAGTATTTGCCAGCATTTTCGTTAGCATTTTCTATGATATCACTTAATTCTATTTTTTTGCTAGTATCTAACGGGGTTAATTTACTTGCAGGTTGTGTTAATGTTTCTGGAACTTCAGGAAATTTAACTATAACAGGTGCAGTTGTACAACCAGTAATTGTAGCAACAAGAAGAACTAATAAAAACTTTTTCATTTTTTCTCCTCTAATGGATCAGCTACTGCTTTATTATACAAACCAATAGCAATGTCATTTACTTTACATTCTGCATTGATTACTTCTTTTTGTATTTCAATTTCTTTTTTAACTACTTCAACTTTCTTTTCTACAATCTTAACACGCTCAACAACTTTAGTCTGTATAACTGTATTGACTTTTTGTGATTGTATTTCTGCTTCTTTAACTTTTGCCTGTAGTTCTTCAACCTTCTTACGCCAAGCCATTTCTGTACCGTACCCGCCAAACATATAAGCGCCAACTACAAGTACAACAATACCAATAACTTCTGACGGTAATTTATATTGTCCCATCATTGGGATCCAAGCAACCATCTTGCTTGCTATGTACAAACCAAACCCTAAAATCATTAGGGCATAAGTAATCCAGATTAAAAAACTATCCGGGATTAAACTAAAAATCCATGATAATTGCCACATTTACTTTTTCTCCAAGGCAACTGCAAATCGGTCGTTCTCAAAAATAAATGTATCATTAATTTTGGTAATATTGTAGTTGCCAATATATTTTGTTAAAAACAATATTTCACTCATATCCTGCGGTTCTAATTTTAATGGCCCAGGTGTGCTTTCATAAACATCTTTCTTTAGACCAAAATCTTTGATGGTCATGTTTATAGGGTCACCATAGATGCGTTCAAATTTAATATTGTTTTCTAAAACATCAACTTCATCTGCATTACTTTTACTAAAGAAGTTTGAAAAATTATTCAAACTGTTAGTAGCAATACGTTCTTTATAATCTTTACCTGTTAGTGGAATGATTTCTTCAAAGGCACTAATATCTGCTGGTAAACTTTTAAAACTCTTATAGTATCTAAATTTAAATTCTTCAATTTCAGCAACACGTTTAATGCCATGTAGAATTTCTTCTAATTGACGTGGCACATATCTGTCTCGCTTCATTTCAACAAATACTTTAAACTTGCCATTCTTAACTGGGCCCTGTGTAGCATCAGCATCTAATACAAAATTATAACCCATTTCTAGAAATCTAGCTAGGTCATCTGCTGGTGCCTTTTCGTCAACAGTAAAACTAATAACTACGATATCTTCATCGTCGCCAATTTTACTTTTAAAGCTGTCAACTTCAAATACGTGACTTACTAAATGTTTTAAGTCACCTGCTAATAGGTCTTCGTTAAGTTGTTCCATTAAGCGCCGCCTCCTGCTGGGGCACCTGGGGCACCTGGAGCGGCTGCTGGCGCCGCCGGAGTTGCGCTGGCTGCACCTGGATTTGCTGGTGATGATGCTTTGTTGCCTACTGCTGGCATCTTGCTTTTCTTTTCTTCTCTAATGCGATCCATGTATCCGTTAAAGATATCAAATACTAATTTGCGTGGCATAGCGATTTCAACAAGCCAAACTTGTTTAGTATCCAATTTACCTTTTTTAGTACCTGGACGTAGGTCATCAGGGTTTCTAATTTTTCTTGGTTCTATAACGTGACTATCAATGTACTTGACTTTACAGCCCATTTCCATCAAACGTTTTGCCGCCATAGGGTCTGGCATTTTATCACGTGGCCACATAAACTCTGCACTTACCCAATGTCTATCAACTTTGGGTCCTGTAGCAAGCTCCCCGTCTAACCAGTTTTTATATACGTACATATCCATCTCATCAAGCACTCTTTCAAAGTCCTTGAGTATGGCCAAACTGGAATTGTTGTTGTAGATGCTTTCTACGTTTTTAATGACTTCTAGAATATCTCTCATGGATTGTGTCCTGTACTAATACTCAATTATTTAGCTAGAACTATCCTATGTAGTATATGTTTACTTTTTTCAATATTCGTTAAATAACTGTGTAGGACCTCTGTAGTTATCAGGGCGGTCACTACAAGTCCTACTTTTTATAAGAGTAGGAGACAACTAGATGAGTCGAAGAGTGAAAAAACGCTTTACATCAGAAGTTAAAGTAATTGATTTTCAACCATACCTTCCGCAGAAGAAGCAACGTGTCGTTATGTCGGCCCGTAGCCAAAATCAAAAAACATACTTACAAAAATTGCAAAATGATGATACTAGTATTGTACTAGCTATCGGCCCAGCCGGTACGGGTAAAACTATGTTAGCAGTTATGCATGGAATTAAGTTGTTTCAGGATGGTAAGGTAGACAAAATTGTTGTTACTAGACCCGCCGTTTCCGTAGATGAAGATTTAGGATTCTTACCAGGTGACTTAAACGAAAAAATGGCACCGTGGACAAGACCTATTTTTGACGTTATGGGAGAGTATTATAAGCAATCAGATATAGCAGAAATGCTAAAGGAAGGTGTTATCGAAATAAGCCCATTGGCCTATATGCGAGGCCGTACATTTAAAAATGCATACATCATTGCAGATGAAATGCAAAATGCTACAGTTAATCAAATGAAGATGCTACTAACACGCTTGGGAGAAGGATCCAAGATGGTAGTGACAGGAGATTTAGCACAAGCAGACCGAGTGAGCGATAACGGTTTGATTAATTTTTGTAACCTACTCGCAAGTAAAACAAATCTCAAATATATAGATATTGTACAGTTTGAAGCTAAAGACATCGAACGCCATAATGCCGTGAAGGAGGTGTTAGCGGTTTATGGAGACTAATAGGATGTAACGAAAAGGACTCTTAGGAGTCCTTTTCTATTTGTGCAACAATCACTCCAGATTTTTTAAGGAATTGTATTCCGTCTTCGCTACGATAAGCATCGCGGAAAATGACACTAGTAATGCCACTTTGATATATGAGCTTGGCACAATCAAGGCAAGGACTATGAGTAATAAACATAGTAGCATTAGCGCCAGATTCAGTACTTTTAGCCAATTTGGCAATTGCATTTGTTTCTGCATGTAATACCTCAGGTTTAGTTTTTAGCGAAGTAGTATCATCACTGTGCTGTATAACGTCTTCGCAATCGTTATCCCAACCACTGGGCATACCATTATACCCAATACTAATAATTCTATCGTCCTTAACTACAATAGCACCTACATGAAGTCTACGTGCTGAACTCAATTCAGCAAAGCGTTCAGCAACATCCATGTATGCATTTATAAATTTATTCTTCATTAATTTCCATCCAAGTATGGTCACCCATATATTTTACTTTAGTTTGATAAACATAATCAGTTGGAGGTCCACTACTCCATTCTGTTGGTCCGTGATGCGTTAATATTGTTTGTTGTTTTCTACTATCCCAAACTAACCAATAACACTGACCCATTACAATTTGAAATTGGTATTCAGCGGCATGAACAGCATCAGTTACATCCAATCTACGTTTAATTTCTTGAGCTTGTTTTTCTAATACTGCTACCAATTCCATAATGCGATCATACTCCTGCTGGGCATACATCCTAGCATGATTAATCATTATGTCTTTTTGCTTAGTAACAGGTATTAAATCAAACTTAGGCCCGCCAGCTTCTGTAGCATAAGGAGTAACATTTCTATTAAAAAATGGAATTATACTACCATCTACATTTGCATCAAAACTAGTTCTACCTTTGGCAATATTGGATTTTTCTTCGTCCATTATTCTTCTAATAGGTTAATTTTATTTGGCTTATCTTTCCATTCATCTGCATCAAGCAATGCAGGTTTCTTTTTAGTAATAACAGGCCACTTTGTACTAAGGCGTTTATTAAGCTCAGTCCAAAAAATAGTATCTATATGAACATTATTATCTGGGACAATAGCATCAATAGGACATTCTGGAACACAAACTCCGCAATCAATACACTCGTCAGGATTGATAGCTAAAAAGTTTGGTCCTTCATAAAAACAATCAACAGAGCAAACTTCTACGCAATCTGTATGTTTACACTTAATACAATTTTCTGTAACTAGATATGTCATAGGTGGCTAAGTCTAATAAGTGTTGCCGCAAGATTGATCTCGCCATCATTAACTAATGCGTGATCCACTAAGCCTTGTTTAATAATCATAATGGCTTTTTCTTGTTTAGAGTCGTCACCAAATAATTCAACATTATCATATAACCAGCGATGGATCTCCTCCATCTCTTCTGGACGTGCTTGGCTACAAACAAGTTTACGTGCTTCGTTAACTTTACCAGCTTTAAATAGTTCTACCATTTGGAATCTATAATCAGCTTCTCCAGAGTCTGCTTTTTCAGGACTGTGTAATTTACCATCCATACTGTTCATTTGCGCCATGTTAATACACTTACGCAAATCTGGATAAGTGGCTTTGACGAATGTGTCTAAGGTATCTAAGTCAAAATCAACAGCTTCTTCTACAAGAATTGTAGCGACCCTAGCGGTAAATTCATTAATATCAACACGTTCAACGTGGAATCCTTGGCAACGACTATGTAGCGCAGGAATAATCCTATTAGGATAGTTACAAGTAAGAATAAATCTAGCAGTTGCGTGATATTCCTCCATAACTCCGCGAAGTGCCGCTTGTGCATTAGGACTTAAATAATCCGCCTCATCTAGCAATACAATTTTAAAATCACCAAATGGGATCATTTGTACAAAGTTAATAATCTTTGCTCTTACTGTATCAACGTTATTTTCACGACTAGCGTTAATTTCTAAAATATCTAAATCATTAACTTCTAGTTCGTTAAACAAAATTTTTGCTAGAGTTGTTTTACCAATACCAGCATTACCACTAAGCAACAAGTGTGGGATTGTTTTTTCTTTTACCCAGTTTTCAATTTGATACTTTTGGTGTTCATCTCTAAAAACATATCCACTTAGTGTTTTAGGACGATATTTTTCTACCCATAATTCTTTCATACTATTTCCTCTACAATGCCTAACACTTCTGCTACTACAATTAGTAAGCCGCATACAAAGAAGTTGCCTACCATAAGGTTAGCTCCTGCTAGAATACGGAATCCGCTTTTTACAAGACTAACATAAAAATGTTTCTTGCTTGGGTCTTTAGGTTGAACTTCCACGTTTAAATAATCCTTTAATTGTTTTCCAAAGATTGAGATATCTAAAATGATAATCTGTTAGCATAGGTTGTCTATGCGGGCAACGACCTTGATTCCAGTCACAAGTTGCTGTAATTGCTTCACCACAAGTATTACATTTCATAATTTTATCCTCAGACTAATTATGATATTATACAGGTAAGAACAGGGCATGTCAACTGCCCTGTTACTCAAATCAATTATACGTTGATAAAGTCTTGTGGATTATGCACTGAACCATGTTCTGGTTTTGTGTAATCTCCAAAATACACACCACCTGGTTTTTCGTCTGCTGATGCTAAAATAGATTTGGTATCAACACGGCGGATTACAGTTTCGTCACCGTTTTCGTCTTGAACAGTAACACCTCGAGTCCAGCGTCCGTGTTCAATAAGAATCCATTCACCAAGTTTAACATCTTGTTGTGTAGGCCCAATAGCCCAAACTTTACCCCAACGGGGTTTAATGCCTTCACTTTTTCCATCGTCACTAGGAATATAAATTCCAGTAGCAGTACGTTGTTCTTCAAAACTCATGTCCGATACTAAGACATTATCGTTTAATGGGATAAGTTTGCCTTTAACTACACTCATTATTCACCTGTATTGTTGCCTTTGAAGTACTCTTTAAGTACATCTTCACGCTTACGAATAATCTTACCACCTGGACCTAATTCGTCACCACGAGCATTAACTTTGGCATTGCCAACAGCCATTGCTGTTTCGTTTTGAAGTCTTAGCTTGTCCATATCTACTTCTCTACCGTTAGCACTACGATAAACGGTTCTTTGTTGTTCTTTCATTGACATATTAATCTCCTTGGATTATACTATTACTTATCTCAGGAAATCCTGCCAGTCTAAATTATATCGTAGCGGGTCAATTTTATGAACCCCAATAATATATAAGACATAGCTGGATACACTTGACCCACGTCCTACACCCCAAACTATGTTGTTTTTACGGCAATTGTCAACAAAATACTTTAGCCATTTTAACAACATTATCATGTCTCGTTCAGCAAATGCTTTGAGCTCTTCTGTAACTCTATCTTTTTGTTCTGAGGTTTTACATTGGCTATACAACCAATCTACAATATCATATAGTTTATATTCTTCGGGCATGTTCCAATTACTTTGGCAAGCCTTGTCATAGTCTGATATTTCAAAATGTGTTTCGTAAGGTTCTAAAAACTTAAACCCTAATTGCGTCTCTAACTGTTTGATATCGTCAGTTCTCTTCTCAACCAATAAATTATTGTCAACAGAAAACTTATAATTTTGATATATTAAGTTGAATACATCATCTTGATCAAAGATAGGATTACTGTATTTGTCATGTTTCATACAGCTATTTTAGTTGATCTGAATTAAATTGTCAAGATCTTTATTGCGAGTTTGGAATTGTTGACTAAGAGCTTTGGCTTGTCTTGTTCTAAGCTCTTCTCTATGGATATCAATATAGGATGCTATTTGCATTTTAACATCGGGATTGCTAGTCAGCCAATATTTTTTACTGAGATCCTGAATTTTATCCTCCAATTCAGAATCTTTAATATGGCTTAGATCTTCCAAAAATGGATTAATCATTAGGAAAACTGTCCAACATATTTGATATAAACATTAGTGCCGCCGTCATAAGTCCATGCGTCAACTACTTTGTGTACACCTGATATGTTCAATGTAAATGGGCTTGGAAAGATACCACCGTCTGCACCGCTGTAGTGTAAACTACCGCCTGCCTCTGTTGAAAATGTAACAGTTCTAGCGGCTACAGTGTCGCTCTTCAAATGTAATCTAACTTGTGCGTACAAATCGCTATCTGGCCAGTTTATAAAGTTTAACGCAAAGTCATTGGTAAATGTAAAAATTTGTAACGGACCATTTAATAAATCAACAGCAGTATTTGAGTTGATTGATCCAGCATTTCTTACAGAGCCATAAAATTTATTATATTCAGCATTTGATACTGCATTTCCGTTAAAATTGTTATCGGCATTCAGTTTAGCTGTGTTAAGTTGTAGTCCAGTAATTTCACTTTTTGCAACAGTCAATCCTGCTTTAATATTTGTAAAATTATCACGGAAGCCCTGGCTATTATTGTCTTGCCCAGCTACTGGGTAAGATCCGTCAATATTCGATGTGTTTATTGCACTGGTCATGTTATTGTTACCTTATCATTTTTAAATACTAGATATTTATCGTTGCTATATCCAGTCACTGAATCTATTATATACCTATCCACGGTATAATCTAAGTTTTTAAAATCAAATCCACTGTATTTGATGTTTATTAAAATATCTGCACTTGTATCAGGTTTGCAGTAACAAATTGGTACTGCTAGTACAAACCCTAGTTCTTGCTTGGTACTGTCCTGTATTGAACGCATCCACAACGGCATGTAGTTTCTTTCACTGCCAGTCCCGGGCATACTTTTAAGTATATTTCTCCAAATACTAATTGAACTTGGATATCTATGATTATAGTTAATATCCCCAACTTGTATGTTAGTTTGATCTATACTAATAATATCAAAAGGTCTTGGCAAGTATGGTTCTGGAGTATCTTCAGTTCTCCAAATAGCATTACTAAAATCGTCTGTAATTGTTGTAGGATCTAAGCTCATTCCAGAAACGACCTGGGGTAAGTATTTTCCGTTCTTTTCTAATGGATCAAACATTTCTACGTAGATGACTTCGTAGACTACAGTATTTGTACCAGGAATTTTGGCTTTGGCACTTTTAACACTACCAAAAGTAAAACGCTTACGTTTGTGATTTAATCCCATAGCACTAACATACTCTGCGGCTACTTTAGTTTCAATGCCATTGTATATGGACATTTTTAAATCTTTTTGCAGACCAAAATTTGTATCAGCTGGTCTATAGATACTTGACGGTGTAAAGATATTGCTGTCGTTTATAAAGTCTTCAAATATTGCTCGTTTATCTTGAGCCATAAATGTTCTTGCTACAATGTTACTGTATAATCTATCATTGGGCGTATCAACTTTAATTGTAAACAACTTAGTAATAAAACTGTAACCAAACTGATCTTCAGCCTTTGCTACAAAACTAAACGATCTATCTACACTGGTCGTACCGCCATCAAATGTTTGATTTGCATACGGCCCATCACTAAACGTGGTCATACCAAGTTTATTTAAATCTCCATACTGATTAATTTTTCCAGTAATTTCGCCATCTAATTGTAATGTTAAGCCTGGTGGTAATCTTCCCGATATTACTCTGTATAGTACAGCAGACCCTTCAACAGTGGTTGTTGCTTCAATTTTTAAATTACTAATATAGTTAGCACTTACTAAACCTAAATCTGAACTAGATACCCAGTGCATTGTGCTTTCAACTTCGCCTAATGTAGTAATAGTAAATGTACGTTTACTACTTGCACTGTCACCTTTTATACCATAGCGAGTAGCAGTGACTGTAAATTTATATTCACGAGTTATTGCTGGTTGGTATGGCAGTGTACCAAATACTTCTGAATTACCAATATCAAAGGCCAATCCATCAGGCAATACGCTTGGGCTGGTATCGGGATTAGTTGTATCTAAACTGTATGTAATTGGTCCTAAATCTTCTGCATTATAAGTATCTAATATAAGTGTAATATAATTGTTGGCTCTATGTACACCTAAATTAGGCGGAGTAACCCAAATAGGTGCTCTCAAGTATGTGTTGTCAGAAGTAATAACACCGTCACCCAAATGACGCATTGTATTATCTGCCCTCATTGTAGTATCGGCAACTACATAAATTCTAAATGTTCTATTATCAGTAGCATCACCATCACTGACTGTAACTGTGAATTCATAATTTCTATCTAATTTTTTTGGAGCATTTGTAGGTAAGCTGTAGTCAAACAATACATCGTCAAAGAAGAAACTGTCGTAACCGTTGTCAGATCTAACACCAAAGTCAAATGCTACACTATCATATAAACCGTCATCGTAAGCACCGTCTCCTGAATCTGAAGTGATGGCAAATGCAGGTTGAACATACCCAGTGATCAGTCCATCACTAGTTAAAGTTAGTCCAGGGGGCAACGTACCGTTACCGCTAGATATAAAGTATCTTAAAGTTCTGCCAGCAGATACTGCGCTGTCTACAGCTTGAAGTTGAAAATTAATAAAACTTGAATCTAATGTAAAGTATGCGTTGTCTGTGCCAACTGGCAACAAACCAGCAGGGGTTGTAAAAATAGGTGTATAAGGTTGATTTACTGTAATTTTAAAACTTCTATCAGATATAGAACCGTTTAAACTAGCTCTAATACAAAATAAAAATGTAGTTGTACGTGGGACTTCAAAAGGTGTTCCAACAATAGTGTTGCCAACTATGCGTAACCCGTCTGGAAGATGCCCTGAAATCACTTGGTAAGACACACCAGAGTCATTAGTAACTGGAAGGGGTAAGTTTATACTGGTACTAGGCTCTAGAGTACCAAAGCTATAACCTGAAAGTTGTGTCCAAACATTAAGCATAATAAGTCCTTGATATGATATTTATCAAGGACTTTACTTAGTATCAAGCACCGTTTCTTGTTTTAACAG